AATATATACTCCTATATTTTCTATTTCAAAATCATTTCGATTTATTATAGCATGTATTTTATGTTGTGTAAATAGTATTCTTTACGATTAAATAGAAAATATAATATTTTTATTTAATTCTAATGTGTATTATTACACCTGAATATACAAGTTCACTTATATTAAAAGATAAAATTATACTTTTTTAAATAATATATGATATAATAATAAAACCCTTGGGTATTTGTTGTACCTAAGGGTTTTTTGTTATATTTATGGGTTATGAGGGGGATAAAAAGGGGAAAGGTTTTCTAAGGTATTTCGAAGAGCGTCCTTCATGTTCTTTGTTACGTGAGTATAGATTTCAAGGGTAGTTTTTGTATTTGAATGACCTAACCTTTCAGATATAACCTTAACAGGCACACCTTGTTCAATAAGAAGGGCTGTGTGGGTATGTCTGAACATATGGGATTTAAGCCCAAGGTTAGCCAAGTGGTATCTTACAAGGTTATAGCTGATGTTAAAGAGGTAAGGTTCTTTTGAGATAAAATCTTTAAGGATATTTAAAACTTCTTGGCTAACTTCGATAGTACGAAGGGATTTAAGTGTTTTTGGGGGTGTAATTTCATCGAATTGGGTTTTGGTCTTTGAGATTTTAATAGTTTTATTTTCAAAATCTATATCAGAAGGGCTAAGAGCAAGAACTTCTCCGACTCTCATACCGGTATGCAGTTGAATATAAGCAATGCATTTAACTGTTGGGTGTTTAATTTGGTCGAGGGTACTTTGGATCTGGTTTTTTTCGATGTATTTGGTTTTATCAAAGTCCTTCATCTTTTCTGACTTAGAAGGGGTATATTCTAGGTTTAAGTCGAATGTATCACAATGGTATTTTTTAACATAATTGAAGAAGTTGTTGAGGATAGCTACCTTAACTTTGATAGTTTTGTAACTATACGCACCTCGTAAGTGATATATTTGTTGTTCTAACTTGATTTTAGAGAGGTCATTTAACGTTCCTTTGGGTATTAATTCAAGTGTTTTTTTGTAAGTAAGGAAGGTTTGTTTTGTTAAGGTCTTTTCCTTTAGTTGAAGGTACTCTTTAACTATGGTTGAGGTTGGTTGGTTGAGTGGGTTGGAGTTAAGGAGTCCTTCAATTCGGGTATTAAGTTCCTCTAATGCAGCTTTTTGAGTTGCTCTTGTTTTGTTACTTTTAGTGACTGAAATACGTTTAGTTTTGTTCGTTGAGGGGTCTTTGTAGGTTTGAATGTATTTAAATTTACCATTTTTCAAGTCTTCTATATACATATTTATTACCACCTTAAAAATTACTTGTTGGGGTCTTGCTTGGTTGTTAATGAGCTGAACATCTGCTCCACTTCTTGGAATTTTTTAAAAGTCGTATATTCCTCTTTAAAAATTCCAATAATTTGATTGAGAGTTGAGGTAACTACTTTTCTACGGGTATCGTCAAGTTTCATTTCTTTATAACTAATATTTTCAGCGTTGTTGATAGCTTTTAGGGTATCATTTAATAACTGTTCTAAGTCTAATACAGATATGAGTGAGGGCATTCTTTCATCTAATAGTACTGACTTTTGAACAGCGAAGTATTTTGCGATAATTTCTAATTTTTCAATACGAGGGAATGTGCGGGCGTTGACCCAATCCAATACAGTTGTGTACTTGATATTTATGGCTTTTGCAAACTCTTTATAATTAAGTTTCTTTTTTCTTAGTAGAAATTTGAGGTTATTTGCGAAGATTTGTTTTTCATTGAGATTCACTTTCATTTGGTATCTCCTTTCAAAATATAGTGAATTTAGGTTTAAAACTATTTAACTCTGATAATAATATATCAAAAATTAGGTTTAGAATTATCTAACTCTGTTAAATATGTAGGAAAATTAGGTTTAAAACTATCTATAACTGATAATATCACATAAAAAGTAGCTTGTCAATAGCATTAGCTAAATTTTTAAGAATTTTTCCAGTTTTTTTGAGATTTTTTTAATTTTTTTGTTGCAAAAAAACGGAGACGATGTTATTATATATTTATAAGGAAATAAGGAGGGCGAATTTATATGGCAAGATATAAGTTGAAGGTGTTAAGGGTGATGAACGGCTTGACACTAAAGGAGGCTGCTGAAAAGCTTGGTATATCAACGGCTACGCTAAGTAATTGGGAACGAGGGTTAACATATCCTGATGCTTTGCAAATCAAAAATATCGAAATATTATATCATACGAACTATGAGGGTATTGATTTTTTATACGAAAGCGAGACGGAATAAGCATTCCGAGAGGGTTAAGAGTGAGGAGGTAGACGGAAGTTGATTGAGATTTATGATGCATTTGCAGATAAAATGAAGAACCCTGATAATTGGGTAGGTCGCAAGGAGTTAATGGTTGAGCTGGGTTTGGAGGGGTCTAAAGATAAGTTCAACAGTTACCTGAAGGATATTGAGAGGTTGGAAGATTCTTATATGTACGTCCAAGGGACGTTGAAAACGAACAAAACATATAACAAAGTCAGAGTTTATAACTATATCAATCACATTAATCGATTGAGTGAAAGAGAGGGTATTTAAAATGGTTTTAAGAGGGTTTGGGTTAAAAATAATGATTGGGTTAATTAATCTAATGAGTTTAGCATTAGCTTTTATATTTGGGTTAGAGGTGATGCAAATGGTTGGGTTGTTGATGTTAGCAAATTTAATTTTAATACTTATGATAGATTTTAAATAAAAGGGGTAAGGAACAATGAGAAACGAAATATTTAAGTGGGTTGAAGGTTTTGAACGAAGATATGCGGTAAGCCGAGATGGTGTGGTTCTTTCTTTTTGTAACAACAAAATTAGAAAGATTAGACCTTATGTATCAGGTAAGGGGTATAGGAAAGTAACATTATTTGATGTTGATGGTAAACCAGTTAAGTTATTTGTTCACAGATTAGTAGCAGCAGCGTTTATTCCTAAGGTGGAAGGTAAAACTTACGTCAACCATATTGATGGTGTGAAGGATAATAATAAGGTTAACAATTTAGAATGGTGCAATCAGTCGGAGAATGTCTTACACGGTATTGCATTGCGCAAATTAAAAATGGAGGTAAACGCAACATGTTAGTCGCAGAGGATTAAAGGATTTGAGGGCAACTTAAGTGACCGAGTTCACTTATTTCACACAGACATTGAGAACTTAAAGCGTGGAGATGTGGTTTTGGTATTTGGTCGATATGGTTTGGAGTTAGCTTTATTCGAAGGTTACTTCGAAGGTGAACGAAAGCCAAATGGCTATATTGTTGATCGGGTATCAGGTAAACGAGTGGAGTTAAGGGTAAAGGAGCAAAAAAGGTTGCTTGAGTCAGCAATTAAAGCTGAATTTGAAGATAGATTACAAGATTTAGAGATTTTATAAAATAAAAAATGGAGGTAGAAAATGATGGAAAAACGTGTGTTAACAATGGAGGAGATTTATAGGAGTGTTCCAAATGAGGTTAAGGTTGAGCGTCCTCAACCAGAACCTGAGCCGAAACCTAAACCAACGAGGGTATATCCTTCATTAAGTGAAGTAAAAGAGGAAGTAATGAAAGAACTTCGCGAAATCACACGAGGTGGTGACTTAGAGGGTATTTTCGAGGATGAAGAAGATGAAGATGTTGAAATTGAGTATTCTCAATTCGACAATTACCCTGAGGATGAAGATGAAATAACATCTAATGCAGATTCTGACGAGTTTAATGAAATCTTAGAGAGGCATTTAAGTGAACTAGACTTTGACGCTGCTAACGCAAATGAGGTCTACGAAGGGTATGTTAAAGAGATGGAAGGGTTAGGTTTAAATTACTTAAGTGAAGATGAATTTATGGAGATCGTTCAGACGGATTTTAAATAAAAATTTTTCTCCTACAGCCCCAAGGGTTTCGGGGTGTTTTCAGGCTAAATTAAGTGTGAGTTATGTTTTTTTCTTAAAATAAAATTACACAAGGGTATCAAACCCCTTGATACTTAAGGGTTTTAAAAGAATATAAAAATTTAAAAACCTTCATAAATAAATAGCTAAAATCTAATAAAACCTTGATTTAATAGGTTTTTAAAACCTAAATAGAGTTTGAAGGGGTATTGAGAGTTTGGATTATAAGTATATGAGGGATAAAACATTAATTGATGACTTGTTAAAGAATATTAAAAATAAAATGAATGGAGGTCTACAAGATGTTAGACAATAAGAATTATAAAATAAAAAGAACCAAAGCCCAGCAGCTAGTGTTGGGGTTTGAAACAGACCTTGGAGGTCTAATTGGCTTAATGACTGTATTAAGCTCTTACCACACCGCAGGTGTCGCTGGGTTACAAGATGGGAGGACATTAGGTTGGATGTTAGCTAAGCTCCGATTTTTGAGGTCAGTAGCAACGAAGGGTAACTTAGACCTTTATGGGTTTTTGGAAGGGTATGAACCATTTACCTTCATATATTGGAAAAATGTGAAAGACTGTTTAGTTGTGAGGGAGGATGTTGATACAAGCCCAACAATTAACACTTCGGTATTTAATATCAAGAGGTACACCGACAAACCTATCACGGTATCTTTAGATAGCAAAGAGGCGAGGGTCGTGAAGGACGCTTTAAGTTATGGGATTTTGGATAAAGATTTCAACAATAAGATTAACAACCGAGTTTATCTTATTGATTTAATCAACGATTTAGTTGAGGTTTACAAAGGTCTTGAGGGTCTTGCATTGGCTGATATATTCGAGGTCGATTTAAGCCTTGGAATAACAGAAGGTTTAAGTAAAGGGTTAAACAGGGTATTTATAGAGGATTTAGCTAGAGAGGGTGAACTTGAAAGTTCAAATAAAGAAGGTGTTGCCCTTCATATAGAAAAAACCCCTGAGGGTATGTTAGAGGTAGAAGGTTTTAAATTGATAGGTTTTTACAGTTTTTTCGAATAATGCAAATAAGGAGGTAGTTGCTAAAGATGTGTAGAAGTTCAAACGACAAGAAAAGGGTATTTTTAGAAGGTGTTGGTTACTTGATGGATAGGATAGAAAGTTTAGAAAGGGTACTGAAAGCCGAGGAAGCTCGTAAGGTTGGTGTAAGTGCTATTGACTATTCTAAAGAGCAGTTGAAGGGAGGCTTAGGCACAGGTGGTATTGAGTCTTTGATAGATAAGACTGATAGGTATAAGAAGGACATTTACTTAACGTGTGTTGAATTGGTAAGAAGGAAAGACCAAGTCTTTGCTTGTATTAATGAAGTAGCTGACCCACGGTATTCGTTGCTGTTGACTTTGAGGTATATTGAAAGGTTAGATTGGGGTGAGGTCGAGCAAATCATGGGCTTAACGACTAACTCAAGGAATGTTTACCATGCCAAAGCCCTTGGGGTATTGAGGTTACCTGAGGAGGTTAATAAGGTTAGTGATATTACTGAGGTCAATAAGGGGTTGGCTTAAGCTAAGGTTTACCTTCATAAGTAAGGGTATTAACAATTAAATATTAAGAAGTAAATAGGCTTAGAGGTATATTATTGGTATTAATTAAAGCCTATTATTTTTTATGTTTGAGGAGGTCTTGGGTGTTTATTTCTAATCAAAGATAGTTTGAGAGTATAAACTTTTTTAACTAAATATAAAGATTTTTAATTAAATATAAACATTTTTAACTTTTTATAAACATTTATAATTAAATATAAACATATATAAGTCAAGATGCGGTAATATAGTAGTATGAAGATTAGGCGAGGTAGTTAGTCCATTCATTTTATTTTTAGTTAAAGTTTCTACCTTCATAGTTAAGAAAAGAGAAAATCAAGTTGTACATTTTTATTTATTTGTTCGTTCGCAACCTCATCTAGTCTTCTTCATTAATAGAGTGTAGTTAACACTCTTTTTTGTTGTATATGAGGGTAATAAGTTTTTATTAAATATAAATAGGAAAGTTAAGAGAAAAACCCCCGGGGTACTTGAAATATTAGAGGGGGTATGGAGGAAAACACCATGCGTGTAGATAAGACCGGGGCGCATCGCACCGAGTTTGAAAAGAATAAAAAGAGAATATTGAAAACCCAAACCACTTGTGGTATTTGTGGACATTTAGTTGATAAGAAGGTAAAGTTTCCTGAGCCTTTAAGCCCTGTAATTGACCACATAATTCCAATAGCTAAGGGTGGTCACCCTTCAAGTCTTGACAACTTACAGTTGGCGCATATGCAGTGTAACAGGCAAAAGTCAGATAAGTTCTTTGCAGGTGGACAAGCCAAGAAGACTGAGGTGATTGGCAACAGGAACTTGCCACAAACTCTTGATTGGGCATCATACAAGGGTAAATAACAAAATTTTAGTAAAAATGGCAAAAAAACACGAAAAAAGGCAAAAAAGTGCAAAAAAGGGTAAAAACACTAAAAAGTGCTTAAAAACGTTGATTTATCAAGGTTTTAGATTAAAATTTAGTTGAAAAACGTTGGTTTATCAAGGCTGGGGGGTATCTCCCTCCCTAATTCTGCGCTGAACTTCACGCCGTCACTGTACATATTTTTTCGTGAGAGTTATAACCATAGAAGGAGAGGAGTGAAAAATTTGGAGAGAAAAGGAATTAAGTACTTAAGAGATAAGCTGGTAACAACCACTTACCGAACAAATTTACGGTATAAGCAATACGCAATGAAACATGAGGAAATGCAAGTCGGTATAACCATTCCGATGTCGTTAAGGCAACAATATTTATCGGTTTTAGGGTGGTGTACAAAGGCTGTCGATAGTTTAGCTGATAGGTTGGTATTTCGGGAGTTTGAGAATGATGAATTTAGGGTAAATGAGATTTTTGAACAAAATAACCCAGATATCTTCTTTGATTCAGTGATATTAAGCTCTTTAATCGCAAGTTGTAGTTTTGTTTACATATCGAAGGGCGATGAGGGTATTCCAAGATTACAAGTAATTGAGGCGTCTAATGCTACGGGTATTATCGACCCAATAACAGGTCTATTAACAGAGGGTTATGCAGTTTTAAAAAGAGATGATTATGGAAAAGCAGTAATTGAGGCATATTTTACAGATTCAGAAACAGTCATAATTGATTCAAAATCGAAAGAAACGACAGTCATTCCAAATACTGCTGGTATTCCTTTATTAGTGCCTATTATCCATGCTCCAGATAGTGTTCGACCTTTCGGTAGGTCAAGAATTACAAGATCGGGTATGTACTATCAAAAATTAGCAAAAAGAACCCTTGAGAGAGCTGATGTTACAGCTGAATTCTATTCCTTCCCTCAAAAATACATCTTGGGTATGGATGAGGATGCTGAACCATTAGAAACTTGGAAGGCAACAATTTCTAGTATGCTACAAATAACAGCTAGTGGGGATGGTAACAACCCAACTGTTGGGCAGTTCACAACCCCTTCAATGTCGCCTTTTACAGAGCAACTAAGAACTGCAGCGGCATTATTTGCGGGGGAAACAGGGTTAACCCTTGATGATTTAGGATTTGTATCGGATAACCCTTCAAGTGTCGAGGCAATAAAAGCGTCTCATGAGAACTTAAGGCTTGCTGGTCGCAAAGCTCAACGTTCGTTGGGTAGTGGGCTTATAAATGTAGCTTATGTAGCTGCTTGCTTACGAGATGATTTTCATTACAAAAGAAGTTCCTTCATTAAAACGAAACCTAAATGGGAGCCGTTATTCGAGGCAGATGCAAATATGCTAACATTAATTGGTGATGGTGTGCTTAAGTTAAACCAAGCAATTCCTGGGTATTTAGATGCTAAGGTTGTTCGAGATTTAACTGGTATAAAAGGTGATTTAAACGCTGTACCAAGGGTTGAGGAAGTTGCTGCAAAACCTACTGATAGTGGGGATAAGCAAAAAAACAGGATAATATCCACTTATGAGATTACCTCACTTTTGAGTAATTATCAAAAAGGAGTAGTTTCTAAAGAAAACGGGGTATTATTGCTAATGTCAATGGGTCGTTCCAAAGAAGAGGCTGAAATGATGTTGAATAATACGGAAGTGTTGGTTGATTCAAATGAGTAATGAGATTTTACAAAAAATAACGGCAACTTTTGAGCAAGAATTGAAGGATATAGATTTTAACGCAAAAACTTACGCAGATGTAAATGAATTTGCATTAGCGGTTGGGGAGACTTTAGCTGGTGCTTTTGAAAAGCACATAGTTGTTGACTCTAAAGATATTATTGAGGAAATTTTAAATGACCGGTTGTTAGAAAATCATAGGTTAATCACTAATCAAGGTGTATTGGTTCAAGGTTTGTTGAATAAAAAAGCTGATATTGGGTTAGCTGTTCAAGTTCCTGAATTTAACAAAAGTCGTCTTGAGGGGTTATTAAGTAGATTATTGACGGAAGATTTTAAAAGTTCCAAATGGTTGTTAAACGCACCGATAGTTAACTTTAGTCAGAGTATTGTTGATGATATGATTCGTAAAAACGCTGAATTTCATCATAATGTTGGGTTAGGTGCTAAAGTAACTAGAAAAGAGGGCGGTAATTGTTGTAAGTGGTGCAAGAATTTAGTTGGGGTATATGCTTACCCTGATGTACCTAAAGATGTCTACAGACGACATTCGAATTGTAAGTGTACGGTTGAGTACGTTCCTAAAAAGGGTGTTAGGCAAGATGTACACACTAAGAAGTTTGATTATACTTTAAGTGATTTTAAATAATAAAATTTGACCTGTCGCAAGTCTTTAAACTAGGCAAGTGATTGGAGTGGAGGAGAACTTGTAATATGGTACGATATGGCAGTCAAACCCCCTCTCAATCGGTGGTTTTAGAATATAACGAAACTAAATATCAGGAAGCTGTTGATTTATACGAAAAAACCAAATTAGAGGTTTATGATTGGCAAAAGTACCTTCTAAAAGACATAATGGCTATTGAGCCTGATGGGTTATGGACTCATCAAAAATTTGGCTATTCGTTGCCGAGACGTAACGGTAAAACTGAAATTGTGTATATTTTAGAACTTTGGGCTTTGCACCAAGGGTTGAATATATTACATACAGCACATAGAATAAGCACATCTCATTCATCTTTTGAAAAGGTCAAAAAGTACTTAGAAAAGATGGGGTATAAAGATGGTGAGGATTTCAACTCAATTAAGGCTAAAGGTCAAGAGCGTATTGAGCTTTATGCTACTGAAGGTGTAATTCAATTTAGAACAAGAACCAAAAATGGTGGATTAGGTGAGGGGTTCGATTTAATGGTTATTGATGAGGCTCAGGAATATACTTTAGAACAAGAGTCGGCACTTAAATATACAGTTACCGACAGCCCTAACCCTTTAACCATAATGTGTGGAACACCTCCGACACCAGTTTCGGTTGGTACTGTTTTTACTAAGTTCAGAGAGGCGTGCTTATTTGGAAAAAGTAAATACTCGGGTTGGGCTGAGTGGTCTGTTGATTCAGAAAAGGAAATTGATGATGTTGAGTCTTGGTATTTAACAAACCCTTCATTAGGTTATCATTTAACAGAGCGTAAAATTGAAGCCGAGCTTGGTGAGGATAAACTAGACCACAACGTTCAGAGGCTTGGGTATTGGCCGACCTTCTCTCAAAAATCTGTAATAAGTGAAAAAGAATGGGATTCGCTAAAAATTGACGAAAAACCAAAATTCAAAGGAAAGTTATTTGTGGGTATTAAATTTGGGAATGATGGAGCTAATGTTAGTATGAGTGTAGCTGTCAGAACTAAAGATGATCGGATTTTTGTTGAGGTAATTGACTGCCAAAGTGTTAGAAATGGCTTTGGGTGGCTTATAGATTTCTTGAAAAAAGCTGATATTAAGAAGATAGTGGTTGATGGTGCAAGCGGTCAGAAGGTACTTGAAGAGGAGTTAAAACATAACAAAATTAAAAAAGTTGTACTCCCAACAGTAAAAGAGATAGTAGTAGCTAACTCAACGTTTGAGCAAGGTATTTATCAAAAAACGTTGTGCCACAATAATCAACCTTCACTAAGAAAAGTTGCGACTAACTGCGAAAAACGTAATATTGGTAGTAATGGTGGATTCGGGTATAAATCACAATTTGAGGATATGGATATTTCGTTATTAGATAGTGCTTTATTAGCGCATTGGGCTTGCAGTATTGCTAAGCCTAAGAAAAAAACTAGGGTTAGGTATTAACCAACCCAAAAAATTACCGAACGGTCGGGGAAACCGGGAAAAGGAGATATAGAATATGTCAGAATTTAAAATTATTGAAACTCAAGAGCAATTAGATGAGGTTATCAAAAAACGTTTAGAACGTGAAAAAGCAAAATATGCTGATTATGATTCATTAAGTGCTAAGGTTCAAGATTTAGAGACGGAGAAGTTAAAATTAACTGAGTTATTGGATAAACAGAAGGAAATCGAGGGTAATGATAAGAATAAGATAGCAGAACTTGAGAAGGGTATACACGGTTGGGAAACTAAAGCCTTAAAACAGAAAGTAGCTATCAAATACAATTTACCGTTTGACTTAGCTGATAGGTTAAAAGGTGACTCTGAGGAAAGTTTAACTGAGGATGCTGAACGTCTAGCGTCATTAATGGTTGCTAGTCAACCAACGTATAAACAACCTCTTGCAGATGTAGAAAGACCTGTTAAAAGTGGTGTAAGTGCAGCTTGGCAAGATGTAGTAAATAATTTAAAATAAAAATTTTTTAAAACAAGGAGACTTAAAAATTATGACAGAAAGTAAAGCGACAAAAAAAGGGACATTATTTAGTCCAGAATTAGTAACAGACATTATGAGTAAGGTTAAAGGTCATTCGACTTTAGCTAAATTATCAACTCAACAACCAATACCATTTAGTGGTGCTGAGCAATTCGTATTTAATTTAGACGGTAATGCTCAAATAGTCGGTGAGGGTGCACAAAAACAAGCTGGTGTAGCGACTGTAACTTCTAAAATTATTAAACCTTTCAAATTCGTTTATCAAGCTCGTATTACAGATGAATTTATGTTAGCGTCTGATGAAAAGAAATTAAATTACTTACAATACTATGCTGAAGGGTTTGCGAAAAAAATAGCTGAGGCATTCGATATTGCGGCATTACATGGTTTAGAACCTAAATCTTTAACTAATGGTACTTTTAAGGATACAAATTCATTTGATGGGTTAGTAACTGGAAATGTGGTAACATTTGCAGCTGCAAATGTTGATGATAACTTAGATGCTGCGGTTCAAACAATTATAGCAGATGGTAAAGAGGTAACTGGTATTGCATTATCTCCATTAGCTGCTCAATCGTTATCAAAAGTAAAAGATAAAAATGGTGTATCACTTTACCCTGAATTTAAAATGGGGCAAAAACCTGAAAACTTCTTTGGTTTAGACTTAGATGTTAACAAAACATTAGCTGTTAAAAACGCTGATGGTGGTAAAGCAGACCATGCAGTAGTTGGGGATTTCCAAAATGCGTTCAAATGGGGTTATGCGGAGAATATTCCAATGGAGATTATCGAATATGGTGACCCAGATGGTTCTGGACGTGACCTTAAAGCGTATAACGAAATTTGCTTACGCGCTGAAGCTTACATCGGATGGAGCATCCTTGACGAAAAAGCATTCGCTCGTGTAGTTGAAGCATAATAGGAGTTAGATTATGAAGGTTTACATAAATAAGGAAACAGGAGTCGTAATAACAACGGAGAGTGAACTAAGTGGTGATTGGGAGTTAGTTGAAACTGCTGAAAAACCTAAAGCTCCACGAAAACGTAAGATTGACAAAGACGAAACTGTTGAAGAATAGGTGGTGTTGGAATGGTTGAATTAAAACCATTTGCTACCGTTGATGATTTAAGTGTGCTTTGGAGAGCTTTGGAAAGTGACGAAGAAGAACGTGCTGAGGAACTGTTGACTACAGTTTCTCACGTTCTACGTGTTGAGGCTAAAAAAGTCAAGAAAGACCTTGATTTAATGGTAAACGCAGATGAAAGTTATGCTTATGTTGTTAAATCGGTATTGGTTGATATCGTGGCTAGGACACTAATGACTTCTACTAGACAAGAGCCAATGACTCAATTTTCAGAGTCAGCTCTTGGGTATTCAGTATCAGGTTCATTCTTAGTTCCTGGTGGAGGTCTATTTATCAAAGATAATGAATTAAAACGTTTAGGGTTAAGAAGACAAAGATTTGGAGCAATTGATTTTTATGGGGTTAATTAAAGGAATTGATATTGTATTAGTTGATAAAATTCAAAACGGTGTAGATGATTTTGGTCATCCTATTTTTGTTGATAAAGAGAAAAGGGTTAAAGATGTGATTGTTGCGCCTGCGTCTACTGATGACATTACTAATAGTGTAAATTTGGTTGGTAAGAAAGCTGAATACATTCTAGGTATTCCTAAAGGGGATACTAACGAATGGGAAAATAAAGAGGTAATCTTTTTTGGTAAAAAATGGAGAACGATAGGAATTGCTCAACAAGGAATTGAGTCAATGATACCTCTAAAATGGCACAAGAAAGTGATGGTGGAACGTTATGCGTAACAAATTTATATTAAATCGTGCTGGTGTAGCGGAACTTATGAAAAGCCCAGAAATGACAGCTATTCTTGAGGCTAAGGCGAATAAAATCAAGAACAATGCTGGAAAAGGGTATGAAACAAGTACCGTTGTTGGTCGTAACCGAACTACAGTTAGAGTTCAAGCTATGACACGAGGTGCTGTACGAGATAATAACAAAAATAACACATTATTAAAGGCTTTAGGACAATGATAGAATTAACATTGAAAAAATTTTTAGGTACAAAAGTAGAAATACCTGTGGTATTAGAACACCAACCAAACTTACCTAAACGATATATTTTAATTGAAAAAACCAGTAGTAAGAGAGATAACTTATTAAATTCGTCAGTAATCGCAATTCAAAGTTACGCGGAGTCGTTATATGAGGCGGCAATATTAAATGAGAAAGTTAAAGAAATAATAGACCAATTGGTATATGTTGATGAAGTTTCAGGGGTAAGGTTGAATAGTGATTATAACTTTACAGATTCAGAAACTAAACAGTACAGATACCAAGCGGTATTCGATATAAAACATTATTAGATAAAAGGAGAAAAAAACATGGCAGATGTACAAAATGTTACTGCAGCAAAACCGAAGATTGGTGGAGCTATATATTCAGCACCTCTTGGTACAGCGTTACCAAAAGATGCAACTACAAAATTAAACGCAGCGTTCAAAGCGTTAGGGTACGTTTCAGAAGATGGTTTAACAAACGAAAACACAGCTGAAACAGAAAACTTAAAAGCATGGGGTGGCGATATCGTTGATACTGTGCAAACTGAAAAATCAGATACATTTACTTACACTTTAATCGAGTCATTAAATGTGGACGTACTAAAAGAGATTTATGGATCGGATAACGTTACAGGTGATGTAACAACGGGTATCACAATTAAAGCTAATGCAAAAGAGTTAGAGCAACATTGTGTGGTTATTGAGATGATTCTAAAAGGTGGTATTTTAAAACGTATTGTTATACCTAATGGTAAGGTTACAGAGGTTGGGGAAATAACTTATACTGACTCAGAGATGGTTGGTTATGAAACAACATTAAATGCATTCCCAGATGCTGATGGAAATACTCACTACGAATACATTAAAAAAGGAACAGTTTAATAGGAGGTAGAACATGAAAGATTTGGTTGGATTAACTAAGAGTGGGTTTGCTTACTCAATCCCAGTTAACAATTTAAACAACTATGAATTGGTTGAAGTATTGGGGGAAATGGAGGAAAACCCATTAGTCTTACCAAAAGTTTTAAAATTACTTTTAGGTAAAAAACAAACTGAAAAATTAAAAAATCATCTTAGAGAAGATGATGGTACGATTAATACTGAAAAAATCACAAAAGAATTACAAGATATTTTTGAGGCTCAAGCTAGATTAAAAAACTAGTCGTCCTCGCTGGTATGTTGAAGCTTGATGAGGAAGCTGTAATATGTGATTTAGCTGAAACATACGGAATTTACGATTATAGAAATATGCCACCATTAAAGGTGGCTATTTTTTGTGGGGGTTTAAGAGATAACGCAAGGATAATGTTAAAGATGTCAGGTCAAAAAGTTAAGTTGGATTCAATGCTGTTAGCATCCATTGTTGATAGGCTTGGTATTTTGATTTGGGCTAAAACAAAAGACGGTTCTAAGGGTCGTAATAAACCTAAGTCAATTCTTGAAAGTATTAATAAACCGCTTAAGGTAAATGAAGGTGTAGCTTTCGAAACTAGCGAGGAGTTTGAGAAAATGAAAGATAAAATATTGAAGGAAGGAGGGTAATATATGGCTACTAATTTAGGTAAAGCATATATACAGATATTACCTTCTGCAAAGGGTATATCTGAAAAGATTACAAAAGAAATGCAAGGTGATATTGTTCCAGCCGGTAAGAATGTTGGGAATAGTTTAATGTCTTCTATAAAAGGTGCTATAGTAGCTGCTGGTATAGGAACATTAATAAAAGACTCCATCCTTGAGGGTGGTAAACTCCAACAGTCATTGGGTGGTGTAGAAACCTTATTTAAAAACAATGCTGACGCGGTAAAACAATATGCGAATGAGGCTTATAAAACAACAGGATTATCTGCTAACGTATATATGGAAAACGTAACAGGATTTAGTGCAAGTTTAATTAGTTCTTTAGGTGGAGATACTGCGAAAGCAGCCAAAGTTGCGAACATGGCAATGGTTGATATGGCGGATAACTCTAATAAGATGGGTACATCTATGGAGTCAATTCAAAACGCATATCAAGGTTTCGCTAAGAAAAATTATACTATGTTAGACAACTTGAAGCTGGGTTATGGCGGTACTAAACAAGAAATGGAGCGACTTTTAGCTGATGCACAGAAGTTAACAGGTGTTAAATATGATATAAACAATTTAAGTGATGTTTATGAGGCAATTCACGTTATCCAAGGTGAGTTGGGTATTACAGGTACAACAGCAAAAGAGGCAGCAACAACCTTACAAGGTTCGTTTGCGTCAATGAAAGCTGCTTTTACCAATTTATTAGGTAAGTTAGCATTAGGTGAGGACATCCAACCCTCATTAGAACAGTTAGGGCAAACAGTATCGACTTTCTTAGTTGGTAATCTATTACCAATGATTGGTAACTTATTAAAAGGTGTTCCTGCATTGGTCATTGGTGCGTTAAGTGGAATAGCTGATCAGCTAGAGGGTATCTTAGGTAAAGGTACTGTCGAAAAAATAAAAACAACGTTGAAGGGTATTCGAGGTGCTTTTGAAGGTGTAATTGGCTTTTTAACAGGTAGCTTGTCTAAAGAAGGTGCTATTGACTTAATGAAGTCTTTTGGTCTTGATGAAGGTACTGCAACGAACATAATCACGACTTTTGAAAATATAAAGAACACATTCAGTACTGTTTATGAAACTTTGAAGAATGTAGCAAGTGGTATTTTAAATTTTGTCCAAGAGTTACTTGGTGTTAATGATACTGCAGGGGTTGTGGAACGTTTAAGTGCTGCATTTGCGACATTCTCAGGTTGGGTTAAGACAGGGGCTGATATTGTGAAAGGTTTGACTGATTATTTCAGAGAAAACGAAACAGCGGCCGGTATTTTGAAAATTATATTATCAGCTTTAATTGGATTGTTATTATCGTTAAAAGCGGCTAATGGGGTTATTAGTTTGATTTCTAAATTAAAAAGCCTTGGGATTGTATTAACCACGTTGAAGACAACTTTGAGTTTTTTATCAACTACATTTACGGTAGTTAGAACAGCGGTGTCTGCATTTAGTGCGGTTTTAATGGCAAACCCGATTATGGTTTTAGTTGTAGCAATTGCAGCTGTGGTTGCTGGTTTAATATATTTCTTTACACAAACTGAAAAAGGTAAACAGATATGGTCGTCATTTGTTGAGTTTTTAACGAACCTTTGGAATGGTATCAAGGATTTCTTTAGTGGGTTGTGGGAAGGCATAAAAACTACAATCGAAACAGTATGGAATGGTATCAAGGAGTTCTTTAGTGGTTTATGGTTAGGTATCAAAACAACGGTCGAAACAGTTTGGAATGGAATTAAGGAGTTCTTTAGTACCTTATGGGAAGGCATAAAAACAACAGTCGAAACAGTTTGGAATGGAATAAAAGAGTTTTTCAGTACCCTTTGGGAAGGCATTAAAACTACGGTTGAAACAGTTTGGAATGGAATTAAGGAGTTCTTTAGTACACTTTGGGAAGGTATCAAAACTACAGTTGAGACTGTTTGGAATGGCATTAAGGAGTTTTTCAGTACCCTTTGGGAAGGCATAAAAACAACAGTCGAGACTGTTTGGAATAGCGTAAAAGAGTTCTTTAGCACAACTTGGGATAGTATTAAATCAACTGTAGAAACAGTATGGAATAGCGTAAAGGAGTTTTTCTCAACTACGTTCAATAGTATTGTAGAAACAGCAACTAACATTTTCAACGATTTTAGTGCATTCTTATCTAGGCTTTGGGAGTCGATAAAAGAGGCTGTTAGAGTTGGTTGGGAGAGCATCAAAAGGACAGTAAGTGATTTAATAAAAGGTATCGTTGAAGGTGCCGAAAGAGCTTGGGAAGATTTAAAAAAAGGTGTTGAAAATGCCGTTGAGAAAGTTAAAAGGTTCTTTGATGGCTTTAAAGATATTAACCTTTGGGACGCTGGATGGGAAATCATTACTGGTTTCTTGAATGGTTTAAAACGAGCTTACGAAAATGTAAAAGAGTTCATAGGCGGCATTGCTACTTGGATTCGTGACCATAAAGGGCCGATTGAGTACGATAGAAAACTTTTAATACCAGCTGGTAATGCTATTATGGAGAGTCTTGATAAAGGTTTAAATGACAAATTCAAGTTAGTAAAAAATACAATTAGTGGTATGGCCGACGAAATCAACAAAGAGTTTACACAAGAAATGACTGACATTGAGCTTGGTAGTGTGGTATCAAGAGATTTAAGCATGGATGCCTTTGGTATGGCTGATTTTTCATTAGATGATAAAAATAGCGAAGTGATTAACGCATTAACTGTGGTTCAAGGTTTATTAGAAAAAATCTCCAACAAAGATAATAATACATATCTTGATGGTGAGGTTTTAGCTAAGAACTCATATAATAGACAAATGACTTTTGTAAGAAGGGAGGGTATCTAAAATGTTAAAAATAAATGGTATTGAATTTAATTCAGCTGACTATCTATTAGTAGATGTGGGCGATATCCAAACTGCTAAAAAGAGGGTTGTCGAAACAGTTGATATATATGGTGCGAATGGTAGCTATGTCGTTCATGATGAAGGTTACGAGAGTTCTGAAAGAGAGCTTACAATTTCAGTTAAAGAATTTGATAAGATTTCAAAATTGAGGTCAGCGTTTAAAGATTTTGATAATATATTAGAGTTTGATTATATATCAGACTCTAAATATATTGCTAATTTCATTGAAATGAAGTATGCAAGGCAAGGTAAAAGTAGATGGTTAGTGACTATTAAATTAGTATTTGACCCATTCAGGTATGCTTTAGATTCAGGGGTTGTAACTTTAGGTTCTAATGGAAGTGTTGAAAACATAGGTGATGTATTTTCAGAACCGATTATTGAAATTGAGGGTACTGGAGATGTAACACTAACGATAGGCGACCAAGTAATGGTACTTAACATAACTGGTAATAAAGTCAAAATTGACTGCCGACACAAAAAGCAAAATATCTATGATAACAATGGGTATCCTAAAAACTCTTGGAGGGTACGTGGTGGTTTCTTTGAGATTCAACCTGGAACTCAAGGGGTTCGAACAATAGGTAGTGTTTCTAAAGTTAAGATTTATGGAAATTGGAGGTGGCGTGTGTGATTTATCTAAAGGAGGGGTTAACCCCTCTTAATTCAGTATATAGTGATGAAATAGTGCATGAGGGGAACAGTACTTATCAATTAAGTTTTAAATTCCCGGTAAAAGACCCTTTATGGAAATCATTAAAGGAAGAAACGCTATTAGTCGCGGATGATTTACATGGCGAGCAAGAATTTGTGATTTTTGAGGTTGAACGTCAACACACTTATATTACAGTTTATGCAAATCAAGTAGCTACCCTGTTGAATAATTATGCGATTACCGAAATAAGTGTTAAAAACGCTAATGGAACAAGGGTAATGGAGCAGTTAGCAAGGTCAATTATTAGACCTAATGATTTCATATTTTCAGCTGATATTTCTTCATTACATACTTTCAATGTTAAGAATGTAACTGCCGCAGAGGCTTTATTTAAGGATGCACATTCGATAATGGGTCAATGGGGTGGTGATTTAATACGTGATAAGTATCGAATTAAATTGCAAAGTAATGGTGGTACTGAAAAAGAGGCTCTATTTATGTATAAGAAGAACCTAAAAGGGTATCAACAAAAGAAATCTATTAAAGACTTAAGAACTCGAATTCACTTCACGAAGACAATTCCAGCTGAGGCTGAAGGTGGTGAAGAGAAGGTTATAAAAGCAACTGTCGATAGTCCATTGATTGATAAATATAAATACATATATGAGGGTAACTTAGAAGTAAATGATCAGGATGTAGTCGATTTACAAGGGTTAGTAAAATACGGTCAACAGTATTTTAAAAATACGCTATGTGATTTAATCGAGGATACTATTGAAATAGAGGTTATTGGTAAGCCTGATGTACCAGTCAAAATATTTGATACAGTAACGGTATTTCATGAAAAATTTGGGTTGGATGTTAAGAAGAAAATCACAAAGTACACGTATTCTCCGATGCGTAAAAAATTAAAAACTATAGGATTTGGTGCTATTCAACCTAGCTTTGGAACAGCAGTAGCTAACATGGTTAGGGATGCTGTAAATGAAAAAATCGAAACCTCTGTAGATGCCTTTAAAATTCAAAAGAATTTAGCTGGGATTCTGAAAAAAGATAAAGCTGATTTAGAAACTAAGATGAAGGACTTAGAGGAAGCGTCTAAAGCCAATTTAGAAGTCAAAAAAGCGTTCTTTGATAAAGATAGTGCTGTACCTGAGGAGGTACGTTCAAAGATATTTGCAGCTGTTGAGGCTGATATTGGTAAGTTGAAAACTATAATTACTGAGGCTGAAATGATAGATGCGATTCAAGCTCGCTTGAATTTTGCAAAAATCAAAAATGCGGTAATAGATAAGGCTTTTATCAATGAAATTGTGTCAAATGAGACATTTAGACAAGAGTTCGAGGCTGGAGAAGTAACGACTCAAAATATTTTTACAAAGATGAAAGATGCTATTCATTCGAGTATTAGAAAAGACTTTGTAACAGCCGAGGGTGTAAAAGCTATCGTGAATGACTTAAAAGTAGATGCTGATGGTATTAGAAAAGTCAGTCAAGAGGTTGCTACCAAGGTCTTTGAGAGTAAGAAAGATGAGTTAAGGGGCGAAAGCTCATATATGCATGTAGCTTATGCTAATAACCCCCAAGGTGTTGGTTTCAGCACAGAAAATTCACAAGGTATGTCTTATATTGGTATACATATCAGTGATAGTCCTGCTGTTCCAATGACAAAAGAAGGTTATAAATGGATAAAAATTCAAGGTGATGCTGGGGTAAGTAATTATATGCATGTGGCGTATGCAGATAGTGAAGATGGTTCAGTTAGATTTAGCACAGGTGATAGTGCAGACCGTGAATATATCGGTACTTATACGAGTGCTGACCCTCTTCCAAGCCAAAACCCTCGTGATTACAGATGGTTAAAGGTTAAAGGTGATGATGGGGTTAACACATATGTGCATGTGGCTTACTCCAACAACCCTGATGGTAGCGACTTGAATTTTGAGCCGAACTCAAAATACATGGGGATTTATACGGGAGAAAGTCAAATAGCTCCAGCAGACCCTAAAGAATATGTATGGAGTCAGATTAAAGGTGCCGATGGTGCTGATGGTGCAGTGGGTGCTAAGGGAGATAAAGGTGATAATGGTCGAGATGGTCGAGATGGTAAATCAGCTCCGAATTTCAACTTATTACTAAAAACAGAAATACCAGATTCAAGTGCTTACACATTGAATGGTGCTAGTCCTAAGATTATAACTAATGATTATAACGGTCGTAATTCACTTGAGGTTAACAACAATGGGTTACGAGGAAACGCTTGGAGAGGTATTTCATTTATTAGCTCTAAAAAAGAGTTTAAAAAAGGCGATAAGATAGTAATTCGACTGCCTATTTATATTTATGATGATGTAACAGTAGATGCTGGTATGCATTTGGCTCTTAAATCACATATTGGTAATAGGCAAATGGCTGGATTTAACTTAGATGGTGGCACACCAAGAAACCAATGGGTAGTTAAGGAGTTTACGCATACAGTTCAAAATGACTTCACTTCTGCAGGTGATAACTTATTCTACATATTCACAACAAAAAACGGTCATTTCAAAGTTGCAGAACCTTACATGGCTTTAGGTGATACTGTACCTAGTGAGTGGATGCCACACGTAAGCGAATTAAAAGCTCATTCATTGACTGCTAATGCTCGAATTGAGGGTACTTACGAGGCTAGTACTGTAAAAGGTCTAAAATTCATAGTTGATGTATTTTATGATGGTGAACGCTTGTCAAATGGGTATGTATTAGGTGGTAAATTAGAATGTGGTAATCAACATGGGTTGAACTCTAGAGGATTTACTTATAATAATGCGGGAGAGCTGATAAATTCGCTGCTTTCAGATGGTACTAGAACAGATGGGTCGCCAATTACTGCTAAGTTTGATGTGTCGTATCAAGGGTTAAAAACAACATGTTTTGCAAGGCTTGATAACTTACCGAATACTAAATTAATTGATGAAATAGTAACTAAATATAGTACATTCGAGAGTACTTTAGAGAAATTCAAATCAGAAATTGGTGAGAAGACTGAAAAACAATATCGAGTAGCTGTAAGACGTAAAAACTTACTGAAAGACAAGTCAAAAAATGGGTCAGATTTAAGATTTAATTCAGATAATGGTAATTTTGAGGAAGGTAAAACATATACTTTAATAGCTGATATTCGAGGTTTTCAACCTGATAAACGAGGTCGTATATATACAAGTAAAGAGAGTTTAGAGCAACCTTTGAGTTTTGGAACTAACTTCTTTGTCTTTAAATCATCATCTACTAGAAGTGATGTAAATATAGACCTTTTAGGTGATAATACAAAATTGAAGAATGTTGAGGCTTGGGAAGGTGACTTTAGAGAGAGTATTGACAAAGAGGTATTCGATGTTATTGCAGGTGGTAGTGGTAAGATATTGACTTTAAAGACTACTAAAAAGGCAAGTGTTGGTCAATATTATAAAGTAGTTTTCGATACTACTAGAGATATTAAAGGTGCTATTGCCTTACCTGCTGAGGATTACGTGATTCAGGCATCTACAGAGGGTAATATACCTGATGGTGTCTATACAAAATTAAAGACTAATGATAATGTTCTATATTACAGAACTGATGGTACAAATGTTAGTGGTTGTGATGTAATCAACCTTGAGTTTAGTGAAAATGTTACAAGATTTGACCTTACTAAAATTAGGGTCTATGAAATTAACATTGGGTTAACGTATGGTAGTAACAACGAAACGTTAGACTTAACATCATTAATCAATCAATCGAAAGATGAAATACAGTTAAAAGTGGCTGAAACGTTATCTAACAAATATATGACAAAAGAGCAAGTGTCTAGTGAAATAAAACTTTTGAAAAACAAGGTTGAAACAGCAGTAACTGATGGTAACTTTGGTACAAAACTGACGCAAAATGCTAATTCATTAAGATTGGCTTGGAATAATATTTCTAAATATTTACAATTTGAGACAAGTGGATTAAATTTTTATGATGGTGCGTACACAAAAGACAAGTTACGTAGTAGATTGGATGAAGATGGTTTCTTCTTTTGGCGAGACGGGTATTATTTAGGAAGTGTATTGACAACTGCATATAGTAAAGATGCTACGAAAAAAGGTCTAAACTTTAACTTGGAGAATGATGGTTCATTTATGGGTTGGGCATATCGAGATAACCCTAAAGATACGTATCCGGTTTGGAAATGGGTTTATGCATCTAAGGCTTTTGATGGGTTTGACAGAGATACGCTTTACGCTGGTTGTGATATTAATATGAACAACTATCATTTAAGAAATGTTAGTCTTGAGTTAAGAGATTTAAACATTGAAGAGGGGAAAGACGTTGTAATTAGGTGTGCGTTACCTGTAAGTATAGGTGATGATGGTACGGTGCAAAGGTGGCATCCTGATTGTTACTTAAACTTTAGAGAGGGTATTTTACAGGATGTTCGAATAGAGTAATATAGGAGGTTAAAGAAATGGAAAGCAAAATAGCAACAGCACAGGCTGAAATAATTAAATTTATTGAGGTAACTGCAAGGGAGTATCAACTCCCACCATTTGTGGTGGTTGGTATTTTAACTGGCTTGACAAGTGATTGGAGAGCTAAGGAGTTAGTTCAAGTGGTTGATTCGTATAACGGTGTAATTCAACAATTAAACGAACAGCTAAGTAAAGGAGATAAAGAAGATGTACACAGTTAATTTTAGAGATAAAATATTTGAAGAAAATGGTGTGGTTAAACAAACAAGGGTGCAGATTCAAGAGGGAATGACAACAATTACTAGGGTATTGAAAGGTGACTTAAGTGCTGTAGAAGATGAGTTGTTAGTCGATAAGGTGTTAGAACAATTTTACCAAGAAACTTTCCCAAATCGTGCTGAGAATGAGAGATTTGAGAAGTTGGACGAGAAATTGAAGTTGGTTGATGAAAAATTAGCAAAACTTGATGAAGTCAAAAAAGAACTTGACATAACTCAAGGGTCATTAATGGACTTAATAACACAATTTGGTGGAACACTAGGGGGTAATGAAAATGGTGATGAAACATCTACAGAACATGAAAATTCAGATAAAGGAGGTGAGCATAATGATGGCAATGCTATTCGCAATTAATATTGCTAAGGGTAGACGTACTTTCAAACAAGTACCAAAATTCCTAAAGGAAAAAGTCAGAGAATGTCTGATTGATATGGAATTAGAACACTTAGCTGTTGAATAATTACAGAGAGAGCGATTAAATCGCTCTCTTTTTATAAATAAGTAGAAAGAGGAGAGTGTAAATGCATATTACGTTTAATGAATTTATAAATAAATATTACGAATTGTTTGGAGATGTGTATATCCATGCATTTGCCGCGGTAATTCTGTTAGATATATTAACGGGATTAGGTAAGGCATGGGTAACTAGGTCTTTAAATTCAACGATTGGAAGAAGGGGTGTTCTTGAACACTTATTAGTAACGGTATTGGGGATATCACTTTACCCCTACCTGAATTTAATTGGTTTTGATGAAATTGCAAAAGGCTTTGTAATTTTCTTTGTAGCAAGTTATGGAATTTCAGTAGTTGAGAACTTAGCTGCAATAGGAGTACCAATTCCTAAATGGGTCAGAGTTCGATTAGAAAAAATTCGAGATGCTTTTGATGATGATAGTAATGGTGGTGGTAAGTAATGAAAAAACTTATTAAATTGTCTTTTAAAAATACATCTTCTATTAGAGAGATTGAGGATTCGTATAGTGAGGTCTATTCTCACGACAGAAATAACGGTAATTTTGAGTTTAAGGTCGAAGATGAGTCGTTAACAGATGAAAGGGTTATTGCCTTATTTAAGTTTTTAAAAAGTAAAAAAGTGTGGAAAACTGAGGGTATTGTTGAAGAGGGTGTTATCAAAGTAAAATTTGATAACACTTTAATCACAAGAGATGAGTCAGTTGTCTGCTATTTATATTTAGATGGTTCGGAGGTTGATTCTGATGTGTTCAAATTTAAGTTTGACGTAAAACTTTCAGAAATCGACAAAGTAAAAGATTTACCTGAAAAAGAGAGATTTTTCAAAAATTCAATAGTGGTGGATCGGGTTGATGTGTTGACAAGAGATGTGTTAGATGAAGAAGTTGCGACCCTTAAGAAGTCATTTATAGTTAGGGATGATTTAACAGGGTTGATTAACCAAGAGGCATTGACTCAAGCCAAGACAGATGTTTTGGACGAGGTAAATAAATTAGGGTTTATTAAACAACACCAAGACTTAAGTGGGTATGCAAAATCGACTGAAATACCAGATATAAGTGGTTTTGTTAAAGATACTGCTTTAACTACTTTGAAAACTGAAATTTTAAATGAGGTTGATAGAAAAGGGTTTTTAAAACAACACCAAAGTTTAGACGGTTTAATTACCAAAGAGGTGTTAGATAAGAAACTTGAGGAGGTTGTTGGTAAAATACCACAACCTGACTTAAGTGATTATGTTACAACGAATGCTTTAAATGAGAAATTGAAAGATATGGTATCTAAACTGCCACAACCTGATTTAAGCGGGTATGTCAAAGAACAAACTTTCAACGATTTTAAAGCAACATTAAATACTAGTGGAAGTGAGTTAAGGGGTAATGGAGCACCTTATGGTAAATCAGCTAAAATTGGTACTATCTATATTGATGAAGACGTAACAAATGGTGCTATGAGATGGCTAAAGACTGAGGATTCGTGGAAAGTAATTGATGGCGATACTGGTTGGGTTAATATTGTTACGCCTTATATGTATCCAGGTACTAAAATTCAGTTAAGACGTATCAACGATTTAGTACATGTAAAGTTTACAAACGGAACAACTGAAGGTTCAGTGAGATTTAATAATTTCGAAAATGCGGACGCAACTACACGTTATTTAAAAGTATTTGACGGTATGGCTTCATTCGGTTGGCGACCTGTTACACCATATATTCAAACGGTTTTACCAGAAGTAACACAAGTTGGAAGTGATTATGTATACAACATTTCTCAACCTTATCCATATTTAAGATTAAGAACGGAAATTGCAGGTATAAAAATCGAGTTGCAATTTGATGAATTTGCTGTTACTAATAGCAATTTAGGAGTTTACATCAATTCATTTAGTTATTTAACCGATGATGATTGGCCGACTAGCTTAAATATTATTTAGAAGGGAGGTGACTTTAGATGATAAATTGGAAGGTAAGGTTTAGAAATAAAAGGTTTATTTTAGCATTAGCAAGTGCTTTACTTTTGGTTGTTCAAGTGGTAGCTAAAGTGTTTGGTTTTCAATTAAATATTGAGGCTTTGAATGAAAATTCAGTTGAATTAATCAATGCAGTTTGTGGGGTATTGACAATACTAGGTGTTGTAACTGACCCAACAACTGAAGGACTAGGCGATAGTGAACGTGCTTTAGGTTATGATAAACCTGCTGGAGGAAAATAACCAATAATTGTTATCAATTAGATGTGATTTTCAGACGGTTAATAAATGTAAAGTAAATAAAGCCTAGAATAGTTGATATATAAGGCTTGGTAATAGCAAATATTTATTTAAAAGATAAATATTAGTGAGAGTTAGATTTAGAGGGTGTAAAAATCCTCTGAATGTGTTAGAAAAGCCAAACTCAACTACATGTTAATATGAGGGTTAAAATAAGATTATTGATTTATCAAGGTTTTGATTTAATTTTTAAGTTTAACAGAGGGGTTAGAGTTTGGTTTATACAAGATTAAAGATAGAAAATATATAATATAACGGAGGAAACAAAGATGGTAAAAACAAGTGATTTAGTTAATGAGGCGATAAGAATTGCTAATTTAGGTGTTGGGGTAGACCAAGACGGAGCTTATGGGACACAATGTGTTGACTTACCGAACTATTTGTCAGCACTGTTTTTTGGAAAGACTCTATGGGGTAACGCAATTGACTTATTAAATAGTGCTGCTAGTTTAGGTTATGAGGTAGAATATAATCGTGTTGGTGATGTAAATAGCAAACCAAGAGCTGGTGCTGTATTTGTGCAAGACACAACATATACTGCAGGACATAGATTTGGTCATACAGGTGTAGTTTACAAGGATTCGGATGGATATACATTAGAAACAATTGAACAAAACGTAGATGGCAATTGGGATGCATTATATGTCGGAGGTCCCGCTAGATATGTTAAACGTGATTTTACAGGGATAGTTGGTTGGTTCTACTTCCCAGTTAACGACACTCCAGCAAGCAACCCAATTACAACTGATTTATACGAATTAGACAAACCTAGGGTATTTACAGTTGGTGTGGAGGCATTAAATGTGAGATCAGCTCCTTCAACAGATGCTGAGGTAGTTGCAAACTACACAGAGGGCGAGGAGTTCAATTACACACACTATTGCTACGCAGATGGTTATGAATGGCTGTCTTACGTAAGCCATAGTGGAGAGAGACGTTATGTTGCAAGCATGGAGCTTGAAAGTGGAACTGATTTCGGCACTTGGAGATATTATTAAAAATAAATATGGAGGTTAAAAAAAAATTTTAAGCCTTGGTACAAGCCCCTTAGGTAACACTAAGGGGCTATTTTTAGTGAGAGTTAGGTTTAAAAGATGTAAAAAGGGGAGGGAGCCTGATTTAATGCCATTCCCAGACCCAACACAAAAGTAAGCAAAAGCTAAGAACCCTTGGTATTAACCTTTTTTTAAGTTTATAAAGGTAGTCAGAGTTTGTAACGTAAGTCTATGAGGGGGCATATAAATAACTCTAAAAAGATGAACGGAGTGAACATTGAATATTGATGAAGGGTATATAACTAAAAAGAACAGCTGGGTGGGGTGTGAGGGTTTTAGGTTTTGGTATTTAGGGTTTAGTAAAAAGGGTATAAGTGAGTAAAAGAGAGGAGGTCAAGCACCTTCTCTCTTTTTTCGTTAATGGCTTAAGCCAGTTGAGGAGGTAAAGTCTCCGAAACAAAAAACCACCCGCTATACTGGTACGAGATTTTAGAGAGGTTTAGAAAAGACGGAAGGAAGTGAATAGTTTTATAAAATTTTAGTTTACTTGAATAAAGTCTTGTGTTATACTTTTAGTATAGACTAGAGGAGGAAATAAATATTTTGGAGTTGACTAACAAGCAGGAAAAGCAACTAGGTCAGACGCGGTG